CGGCGGGCGGGACTACGAACGGGCGGATTTGGACCTGTAGGGAGGACGGAATGGGATACCCAACGAACGACGCACACTGGTACGAGCACACGCTGACGCGGGTCACGGAGCACGCGGACGGCTACTCGATCGAGCACGACGGCTGCGGCCTTTGCATCCCGCGCGTGGACGGCATCGCGCCGAAGGTGGGCGACACGGCGCGCTTCTACTCGCGCGGCAACGGCATCGGCTTCTCCGTGCGCGGCGTGTTCATCAACGGCGAGCGCGTGTACTACCGCACGCAGGCTGAAGACGACGCGCACCACGCGGCGGCGGCGGAGAAGGTCAGGCAGGATCGGCACGACACCTTCGCGGCTGAGCGCGGCTCGCGCGACGCGAGGATCGCCGCGTTGCCCGAACCGCTGCGCCTGCGGATGCAAGGCTTCATCGAGGCAGGCAGCGACGAGTGGCGCGCCGAGTTCGAGCCTTACGAGTTGTACGTGTGCGAGCAGGCGGGCGTGTTCGCCGCTGCGCTCGGCACGTCCGACGCCGTGCGCGAGTTCGTGAAGATGGACCCGCCCGCGCAGCACGAGCGCGTTCCGGGCATGGACGACGGCCACAGCGGCAACACGTTCGGCAGCGCGTGCCGCCTCGCCGTGTTCGTGCTCGACCGGCCCGACGACGTGCCGAACGTCCACGCGGCGATGTGCCCGATCGTCGGCTGCAAGGACGCGAAGTGCCACGCGGCGCGAAAGGCGGCGGCATGACCACCCCTCCCCTCACCCTCGGCTCCGTTTACCGCGACCACCACGGCGCCGAGTGGACCATCTGCGGCGCGGCGATGACGGGGGTCAAAGTGTCGCGCGAGGGCGTGCGGCTGCCGCAGTATGTGAACACCGAAGATCTCGCACGCGAGTGGGTGTTCGTGCGAACGCCGGAGGTGGAGGGGGCATGAGCCGAACGAAGCGCACACCCGCCGCGAGCCCCGGCTACCTGCGCCAGCAGCGCGGAAGACGTGCCGCGAAGCGCGCCGCGCTCGACGGCGGCGTGAGGCCCGGCGCGATCCCGCCCGACCCGTGGTCTGACGAAGTTGTCGTCGGACGCGAGGCGAGACTCGCGGCGAGACTTCGCGCGAAGCGAGCAATGAAGGCGACACCATGACCCCCGCCCCCACCCTCGCCATTGCCCCCGACCACGACGGCTCCGCCTCCTCGCCCATGACCCCCGGTCGCGCCGCGATCGAGGAGTACGACGCCCGCCGCTCGGCCTACCTCGACGAGCGAATCGCGGCGACGCGCGTGAAACACAAGGGCGGCGGCAACCCCCACCCGTCGCACCGGGGCGGCGGGCGCAAAGGGGCCATCAACGACGCCGACGTCCTCGCGGCCATCCCGCCCGGCGGCGCGACGGTCACAACGCTCCGTGGCGCGGTCGGCTTCGGGGAGAACGCGGTTAGGAACGCGCTCGCGCGGCTCGAACGGCGCGGGCAGGTACGGCGGGCGTCGCGAACGGACCGCTGCAACGGGTGGTGGCACGAGGCAACGGGAGCGCGATCATGACTACCGCCCGCCCCGCTCGCAGTCGCCCGTGCGAAATGCCCGCGTCCGCGTCCATTCCCGGCTATCTCGCCGGTGTCGCACGGATGCGGCAGGAGGATGTCGTGCGCTCCGCGTGGCTTACGGAGGAGTGGCGACGGACACCGCAGGACCAGAGATGCACGGGCCTGCACACCGGCGCGCACGCGCGAGGCTCGCAGGTGGCGGCGGTGGCCGCGTTCGCACGGGCCCGTGACGGCCGCTTCACGGCTCGCGACGTAGCCGCCGGGACCGGGCTCACCACGAAACAGGCGGCGCTCTGCATGCTGTCGCTCGTGCGCCGCAGAGAGGTGCGGCGAGTTGGGACGGAGCGAGTCAACGGCACCGCGTGTCTCGTGTTCGCGCGCCACGACGGGACCGATGTGCCCTGCGAGCCGTCACCCACGCAGCGCGCCCGCGCGTGGATTTGCCAGCAGGCCGGGACAATGACCTCGCGAGGCGTTGCCGCCGCGTGCGGCATCGACTCGGACTGCGCCGGGGAAGTGCTGCGGAGGATGCATGCGCGTGGGATACTGGAGGCGTGCGGGACGGAGCGCCACGGGCACGGCAGGGGTGCGGTGGTCTATCGGGTGGTGACGGGAGCGGAGGTGGCGGCGTGACCCGAGCCGGCTACATGCTCCACGCGATCGGCTTCGTCGCCTGCCTCGCGTGCGTTGCGGGGTTCGTGACGGGCGACCCGCTCGCGTGCGTCGGCGGCATCGTGACGCTCGGTGCCTCGATCGCGCTTGTGCGGCGGGGCGAGGATGTTGCTTCCATCGTGCGGAGGATGTTCCGTGACTGAACCCATTTCGACCGCAGGCCCCTTCACGTCCGCCCGCCACGCCTTTCGGTGGCTCTACTCCGAGATGCTGCGCCGCTCGTCGGCCAAGGCGCTCGACCCGTCCCGCCAGTTGGTAGACAACGGCTTCGGGGACGGGACGGTCAAGGTCGCGGGCGAGCAGATCGACGTTGAGGGCACGTACGCGCTGCTGCTGATGTGCGAGAAGTACGCGGCGCCGGACCCCGTGGACATGATGGTCTTGCGGTGGGGATACCTCGGCCTGTCCGCGACCGCGGCGGAGCTCGCCGGTGGCGACGCGCGGGAGTGGTCGATCCGTCACGCCGTCCTGTCGCGTGTCGCGGCGGGATGGCTGCGGGAACGCGGGATGCTGAGGGAGAGATGAGCGACTACGTGACCGTCAAGGAAGCCGCCGTCATCCTCGGCTGCTCGCCCCGCTCGATCTGGCGGGCCATCGCGGACGGGCGGCTGCGGAAGTACGGCCTCGGGCGGCGCACGCTCAAACCGTCCACGCGAGGGCCGGTCGTGCGGCTGAGGCGGGAGGATGTAGCGGGGCTCGTGTCGCCCGGGAAGGCGTGACCTATGACGCCGTATCACGCCATATCGTGCCACGTCGGAAATATATCTGGACGCGTGCCCCAAGCGAGAGTACCCCGGAGGCAAGGTTGACGTTGTGCGCCCACTCGCGGGCGCACGTCGCTACGATGCCCCGCCGCCCCGTCACATGGTGGCCCGTGTCCGACTTCATCGGCATGGATGTCCCCAACTGCTACCCACCCCTCGGGGCGATCCTCGCCAGAAACCCGGGGGCGCGCTCGTCGCTTCGGCGGCTGGTCTGCCGGTACGACGGCGCGCCCTTGCGGCTCACCCCTGACGGGTGGGCCACTGGCGGGCGGTCGCTGGCGAGGCAGGCAGCGGAGGCGAGACTCGGGCGGGAGTTGCTGCGGACGGAGTGCGTGGAGTTCGTGGACGGGAACCGGCTGAACGCGAGCCCGGGGAACGTCCGGGTGGTTGAGAGGCAGAGCAAGCGGGGACGACGGGGTAGCCCGTGAAGGGCAAGGGTAAGAACGGGGGAGGCAAGGAGAGCGGGGGCAAGGTGCTCCCGCTCGGGCCCCGCAAGACCATCGCGCGCACGCGCGAGGGGCGGGAGAAATCAGGCAAGGTCGGAGGGCGCAGGCCGGGGGCCGGAAGGCCACCCGGCATTCACACGCCGATCACCCACGGCTTCTACGCGAAGCCGAAAGACCCCGCGTCGCTGGACCTGTCCGACATGCTCGGGCTGCTCCGCGGCGTGGCCGAACGCCTCGCCGGGTGCGCGGACGACATGGACATCCGCACGCTCGGGGACGTGGCCTCACGTCTCGCGAGTAGCGCCGCCCGCGTGGCCGAGACGAAGGGCGGCCTAGACGCCGCCACAAAGGGCGAGGGGCAGTCGGTCCGCATTCGGTTCGAGATGCCAGCGACACCCGAGGACGACGCGCCGAAGCCGCCGACGGAGGCGGCGGACGCACCGGAGGGCTGACCGTGTGCGCCTACTCGACTGCAACCTCGGGGCGACGTCTCGCCCTATCCCGCAGCAACGCGCGGCCATTCTCGACGAACACCGATTCCTGCTCCTTGTAGCGGGCACTCGAGGCGGTAAGACGTGGGCGGGGGCTCGCGCGTTTATGCGCCGGGTCATCCGAGACGCGGCCGAGTTGGACGCCCGCGGGGTGCGCTGGCAGAAGGCGCACGGGGCACCATGGGACGACCAAGAGCCGCTGCTGCACTACGGCGTCGGCGGTCCGGTGTACGGGCAGACGAAGCTACAGCGACGCGAGTTGACGTCGATGCTCCGGCCGTACTGGGGTGACGTCGTGCTGCACCGGGCGGGCAATTCACTCTGGCTGGACGGCGGCATCCTGATTGACTACGTGTCCGGCGACCGAGCCGACACGATCCCGGGCGTCGGGTGGGATGGGTGTTGGTGGACCGAGGCCGCGCGACTTAAGGGCGAGGTCTACGACGACGCGATCTACACGCGCCTCACCGGCAAGCCCGACCGCAAGAGCGGATGGGGCATCTTCGACACGACGCCGAAGGGGCGTAACTGGTTCTGGTCCACGCTCGCGCGGCGAGCCGACCCGGCTGACCCGCTGTACGATCCCGAGTTCGCACTGCACGGCTGGACGACGGCGGACAACCTTCGCTCCCCGGCGGCGCAGGCAGAGGTCGCGAAGGCTAGGCGGCGGCTTCCGTGGCGCTACTTCCGACGCGATTACCTCGCGTCTTTCGAGGCGTTCGAGGGGCAGGTTTGGGACGAGTTCGAGCGGAAGGTGCATGTGGTCCCGGCATCGCGCGTGCCGAGCCAGTTCGCGCGGGTCATCATCCCCGTTGACTGGGGGTATCGGAACCCCGGCGTGCTGCTCGCGATCGGGCTGACCGGCGACGGTGACGCCTATGTGTTCCGGGAGGCATACGAGAGCGGCGTGCAGGTTCGTGGCGGCGGCGCTACGTGGACGTCGCGGGCGAAGGAGTGGGCCGACGAGTTGCACCCGGACTCGTTCGCGTGCGACCCGTCCGCGCCCGACAACATCGCGGCATTCGTAGAGGCGGGGCTACCGGCGCACGCGGCAGATAACGCGGTCGCGGACGGCATTCGGCGCGTAGCCGAGCGGCTCCATTACGTGTCTCGTGACGGCGGACTGGTCGTGCCGCCGCGCCTGTACGTCAGCGACGAGTGCCCGATCACGATCCGCGAGGTGGAGGGCTACCACTACCATCCGAGGCGCGAAGGCGGGCACTCCGAGGAGCCCGAGAAGGTCAACGATCACACTTGCGACGCGCTCCGCATGGGCGTCAGCGAGTTGGATAAGCCGGCTGTCCCGGTCGGCCACTACGAGCCCGCCATGACGCGCCCCATTCACGGGGTCGCGCCCGCGGCAGACGACGGCGACCGACCCCGGCGCCGCACGAGTTGGAGGTCGAACGTCATCCGATGAGGCTGCGCGACTACATGCCCCGGCTGCCGACGTTCCGCGCGGCGGTCACGGGAGACGTGCGTCGAGCGGCCATCACCGCGGCCCTGTCCGCTGTGGCGAGTGGAGAGGATGCCGTCGTCGGCGTGACCGAGCGGGCGCGGAAGACATACGACCGCGCCTATGCTGCGTGGTACGGGGGACGCCGCGTCGAGGCCGTGATCGACAACTACGGGAGCCGCGCCGCCAACGACGACTCATCGTTCCGCTCGCTCACGTCCAAGTCCACGCTCTCCATGTCTCCCGCCGCCCGCGAGCGGGCGATGACCCTTTCGTGGCAGCTCTATCAGACCAACGCGCCCACGAAGAACGCCGTTGACCTGCTGACCGCGTACACGTGGGGCGACGGGATGACCATCGCGTCGGACAGCGACGCGGTGCAGGCCATCCTCGACGCGCATTGGATGGATCGGCCCCACAACGATTGGCCGTCGAAGGGCAAGGACCGCTTCCGCAACCTCGCCCTGTACGGCTCCGCGATCTGGCCGCGCTTCGTGGGCGGCGACGGGTCCGTGCGTCTCGGGTGGCTCCACCCGCTGAACGTCGAGCGCATCGAGCGCGACCCGGAGAACCCCGCGATTCAGATCGGCGTCCGCATGAAGCGCGACGGCAAGGGCCGCGTGCTCACGCATCCGATCGTGATGGCGCCCAAGGACTCCGAGTGGCTTAGCGACAGGGCGCGGACACTGCGCGACAAGTGGTCCGCCACGAAGGCGCCTCACGTCTTCTGCTTCAACGTCAACGCCTGCGAGCCGGGCGAGCAGGGGATGCCCGATGGCGCGAGCGGCTTCGACAGCGCCGCCATCATGGACGTGCTGTATGAGGAGTATTACCAGCGCGTCCTCTGGCACATGGCGATGGTCTACGACGTCGAGGTCGAAGGGCTGACGGAGCCCAACCTCGCGAAGTGGCTCGCCGCGCACCGCGACCCCCCGGCATCCGGCACGGTCAACGTCCACAACTCGAAAGAGAAGTGGCAGGCCCTCACGACGGAGAGCAAGGCGCTCGACGCGAAGGCACTGTTCGACCTGTACCTCGAAAACGTCGCCCGTTCGCGCGGCGTGCCGAAGCACTTCCTTGCGTCGCCCGAGGACGCGAACCGCGCCACCGCGCTGGCGATGGGCACGCCGACCACGCGCATGATGCTGGAGCGGCAGGCGACGTGTGTGCGCGCCGTCGAGGCCGTGCTCGACGAGGTGCTGCGACAGGCGGTCGCGGCAAAGCACCTCGACGCGGCGGTGCTCGCGGAGAAGACGCCGTATACGGTCACGCCGTCGGTCATCGCCGAAAAGGCAAGCGATCTGGCAACGAAGGCCGCGGCTATCCCGCCGCTGCAAATCGCCCTTGATGCGATGGTGTCGTCCGGCAGCCTGTCGCACGAGAAGCGCACCGAAATTCTCGCCGTGGTCCTCACCGATGCCACCGGCGTCGAAGTCGACGCAGCGAATGAGTTGGACGCGATCAGCGGCTCCGTTCCCGACGCCGCAACGCCTGCTGACGCCGCGCGAACGGCAGGCGAGGCCATAGCGGCGACCGTGACCGAGAACGCGGTCAGGCGGGCGTACAAGCGCCGCCGCGGGTCGTGACGTTCACGAGGCGGGCCGTCCTCGCGCATCGGTGCGCCGAGGACGACAAGACCGCGACCCGGATCGTCATCAGCGTCGGCCGGTCGCGAGACGAGTGGGCGAAGGCGATCGAAGAGTCGCTGCGGGCAGTGGACCGGCTCGATAAGGGCACGGCCGAGGGCCTGACGGCCACGCTCGAATGGGCGCGGCAGGAACTGGACGACCTCTTGCGGCACACGCCCGAGGGAAAGTTCAACGCAGCCCGGCTGCCGTCGTTGCGGCAGGAGATCGATCGCATCCTGACCGAGGTGCGCCGCCGCTCCCGGGGCGCGCTGGAGTTGGCCGTGTCCGACGCCTCGACGCTCGGGCGCGATGCACTGGTGGACCCGCTCAAGGCAGCGGGCAAGAACGGCCCCGCAGCGCTCGTGCCGGTCATCGATCGTCGCACGCTGGCGCTCGCCAAGGACGCAGCGGGCGACATGATCACGGACCTCACGGCCGAACTTCGGGGCCGGGCGCGAACCGAGGTCACGCGGGCGGTGATGGGGCTCAAGAGTCCAGACGAAGCCGCCGCCGCCATCGCGGGCCAACTGGAACAGGAAGAGGACGCGGGTGTGTTCGGGAGTTACATCGCCCGGGCGCAGGCCATCGCGCGAACGGAGATCAACGGGGCCTTCGCCCGCGCCAATGCGGACGCGGTGAAGCAGACCGCGGCGCGACTGCCGGGGTTGCTGAAAAAGTACTGGCTCGCATCAGGCGACGCCCGCACGCGGCCCTCGCACTACGACCTCTGGATGGACACGAAGGCCGCGCCCATCGACGCGGCGGACGAATTCACTCTCGCGGGCGTGAAGTGCTCAGGCCCGCATGACCCACGGCTGCCGGCGAGTGAGGTTGTGAACTGCCGTTGCTCCCTCGTCACGCTGCTGGCCGACGACCAGTGAGGACTCCATGACCGACCGTGAACTCATCGACATCCAGCGCAACAAGGGCCGCATCGCCCGCGTGAAGGCCGACGCCGAGTTCGCCGCGCTCCTGCCCACGCTGACCTTCCGCGTCCCCATCGAGGGCGGCAAGGGCGGCGACAAGGCCACGTTCAAGGACGTGCGCGGCCTCAAGCCCGAGCAGATCGAAGGCTTCGGCAGGGTCAAGAATCTGCTCTCCGAGGAGGACGAGTGGGTGGTCGTGACGATCCACGGCCAGAAGCACGCGTTCCCGTACGCGGCGCCCAAGGGCAAGAAGGGCGGCGAGTAACATGGGCGCGGCTCACGACCTCCTCGAAGCGGCCGGTCCCGCCGGTCGCGCGTGGCTGCTCGACAAGGGCTTTCTGCGCGACTGGCAGGGCGGCACCGACGACGACGCCTCGCGTGTGAGTGCGGGGCTCGACGCCTACAGGGCCAACGGCGGCGCGACGCAGGAGGCCGAGGGCTACGACGCGAAGCTCGCGGGCTACGAGAAGCGCATCGAGACCCTGACCGCCACGGTCGACGGCCTCGGTGCGACGCTCGCCGGTATCACCTCGACCCTCGCGACGCTCATGCCAGACAAGGCCGCGACGACCGAGACCGCGGCCCCTGTCGCGGCTAATACGACGTCCACCGACCCGCCCCCGGCCGATCCGCCCGCCACGTAGGAGCACCATGGCACGCATCCGCGAGACCACCGGCGCCGTGCTCGCCGGGCGGGAGGACTCTGCCGTCGGCAAGGTCTGGCGGGTGACGCTCATCCGCTCGGGCCTGTCCCTGAACGGGAACTATTACCCGGCCGACGTACTCGCCCGCGACGCGCACCTCTTCGAAGGCGCGCCCGTGGGCGTCTACTCGAACGGCGCCGGGGCGGACCTGTTGGATCTCGGGCACCTTCCGCCGCCCGTCTACGAGGTCGCCCCGGGCATCCCGGTGCACTTCGTCGGTGCCTATCGCAACGTCGCCGTCGAGCAGCGCGGCGGGCGCACCGAGATCACGGCCGACATGTGCCTGTTCGACGGGCTCGAACGGCTCGGCGCTCGCATCGTTGAGTGGGCGAAGGCCGGTTGGTTCGACGGCGCCGACCCGCGCATCGGGTTCAGTGTCGACGTCAACGTTGAAGCGCACGAAGGCATCGCGGAGTCGCGCCGATGCAACTTGGTCGATGCAGTCACGAAGGTGACGAGTGTCGACGTCGTTTGTGACCCCGCCGCGGGCGGGCACTTTGAGCGGCTTGTGGCCGCACTCACCACCGCAGACCGGAACAGGAGCAACATGACCGTTCGCGAGGCAGTTCTCAAGGCTCTCCAGAAGGCCATCGGCGACAAGGACGCGGCGCGCAAGTGCGAGGGCGTCACCGACGACAAGGCCGCCGTCGCCATCCTCTTGGCCAACCTGCCCAAGCGCGCGAGCGAGATGGGCGCGGGGCTCGTGAAGAAGATCGCCGCGGCGGTCGAGGCGGGCAACAGCGAGCTGGCGCTGGCGCTCCTCGAAACCCTCGCGGAGATGGTCCCGGGCGCCGAGGCCCCGGCCCCCGCCGAGGAGAAGGCCCCCGCGACGGCGACGGAGTCGGTCGACGCGAAGATCACCGAGGCCGTGACGAAGGCCCTCGCGCCCGTCCTCGCGAGGCTCGACGCCGCGTCGGTCCGCACGGCCGAGGCCGTCCC